AGGGTTGTTTGAGGGGTTTAGCGCATCTGCTTCTTATTCCATGTCATCGTGCCACCTCTTCTTGATTAAGACGAAGATTGTGTAAAAAACGGAAGAATACGGGATAAGCCACTCACCACCGAATGCGAAATAGCCGCGCTGTATGTATGCCGCATATGCACAGACAAGGAAGAATCCAATTTGGAATGCCCAGAAACTCGTTAATTTCATTAGTAGTTGCTCCTTACGTCGATGTGGTGTTCGTGCGGTTGCACCGGTTCGGGTTCTTCTTCGTATTCCTTGATCTGGATGCGATTGGGGCAATTATTGCAAAAGCAAATATGCGGCAACATGTACTTTGCATAGATCGGATTGATCTTGATACCGCATTCAGAGCAGAACTTAGGTACGGAATTCCTTGGAGTAAAAGAGTCATTCCATACCTTATGCCCGCATGAAAGATACAAATAACCTGCATCGCGGTCATAATCAATGCCGCTATCAAGGATGATTGCGAAATCTTCTTTATTCATCTTCCGTTCCTTTCTCAAGAACATCCTGCATTTCGTCCATGATTACGTCTAGGTACATTTCAGCGAATGCCCGCCTTGCGTGAAATTCCACCCTGGCTTTGAGTTCCTCATATTCCAGGGACTTTAATTCCTCGTCGGTGATAGTCACGTGAAAGTGCATTTTTTTGTAGCCTGCCATTTTTTCCTTATCCTTTCATTTCTTGACGCGTCGTTTGCGACTCGTTTATTATATAACAAAAAGTTGTAACAATTTTTGTTACGAAAGTGAGAAAAAATGAAGGATATAAGCAGATTATTGGCGCAAGGGTCCAGCAATCATGCTGATTTTTCCAGCGCATGGTTTAGATCCAAGGAAGGAAGCCAGGAGAATATGAGGCATTACACCTATTTCCACGTGTTGAGCCAGGACGCGCGCATAAATGACCGCTTCACGCAAAGTTATATGCGATATACGTCCCTGGGCGCATTGCGGCATGCAATGGGACTGCTAAAGGGCTATCCGTGCGACGCATATATCTTTTGGAGCGATATGCAGGACATCCAGGATGTGCGCTATCCTGGGCCGTTCTGCTATTGCGCGCAGGCATATGAGGGCAAGGACGGGACCGCATGCGCACGTCTTTATTGGCATGATGCAAGCAACGTTCCCCATGAGATCGACCCTTGCAACCTCCTTGCGCATTTCACGCGCTGCTGATAGCATTGCGAATGGGCTTGCCAAAGTTCACAAGCTCCTTATCCCTGGAAGAACCCACCTACGGCGCTAGGTGGGTTTTTTTCATTTATCATGCAATCAGTAATGGCCACCTTCTAGTAGATTGGAGAGAAAGATGGAGGTATTGCCAGGCCTGAACGTTGCGCCTTTCGCGTTCGTTCTTGCATTCATCGTTTTTGATGTCGTTTCAGGGCTGATCAAGGGAGGTGCAACCGGCACGCTTTCCAGCCAGAAGATGCGCAACGGATTGTGGCACAAGTCCGCGCTTATCCTGCTGGAAGCAATGGCCGCGCTTGCTTCGTTCGCGGTGTCCATGTTTCCGGCATTGCCGCAGGAGTTCGGCGCGGTCTATGTCGGAATATCCGTATACATCATCGCGATGGAGGTTATCAGCATCCTGGAGAACATCAGCATTGCCAATCCCGAATTGGCCAACGGCAGGCTTTATGAGATCTTCGGGGTTAACAACAGCCGCGAAGACGATTGGAAGGACTTTCAATAATGGGAGTAGCGAACATTGCGGTCGCTAACATGGAGCATCTTTGCATCTGCGACTTGCACGGGTATTCCCAGGGGGAGCGCTGGGGTCGTAGTGAGAACGGCAGCTGCTTCGTGGAGTGCGACGGCCACACGTCCGAATTCTGGATCGGGGATAGGGATTGCAGCAGCGCCGTCATTGATGCGTGGCAAGAGGCGCTGGTAGACACGGCATACGAGGGCACCTTGCGATGCAATACGACCTATGACATGAAATCAGGCTTCCTTGCCACCGGACTTTTTGAATGGAGGCCCATGACTTTCACGGCACAACGGGGTGACGTTTATCTGTTCATCGGAGATATTAGCGAGGGGACAGGACACACGGCCATGTGCATCAGCCCCAATCCGGACATGCTTGCGGAATTCTCCATCAGCGAGACGGGCGGCATCTATGGTCAGAGAGGGGACCAGACGGGCGCGGAGTCTTCCATCCATCCTTATTACGATTTCCCTTGGGACGGCATCTTGCATTACAACGGCAAGGCAGACGGTGCGCGCGCGGATCAGGAGCAAGAAGCACCGGATAAGGGAACCGTGCGCCGCGTTCTTAAGTGGCTTTCCGATAATTTTTAAAACAAGAACTTGTTATAACTTTTAACATGTGCAAAAATTCAGCATGTCCGATAAATGGAAGGAGTGAGAAATGGCAACCGAGGCGATAAGGCACTACATCGGGCGGCGCGTAGTGCTTTCGTACTGCAATGGGCAGAGAGCCGCCGAGAATGGGGAGTTGGTGGACTACTCCGAAGCGCTTATCGGAGAATTCGACCCCCTGCGCGCTACAAAGAAGCTGCGCAAAGCGCTTTGCGACTCCACCATCACGATCTGGAACGTGGAGACGGAAAGCAAGTATTACCGCATGCCGCTTTGGGAATTCATGGAGCATGCGGAGATCATCCAACGCTAAAGAAAGGCAACATCATGACTAACGAAATCGTAGCAGCATCCAATCAGGGCATCATGGCAGCAGAGGGCGCATACCAGGTGCATGAAGGCTTCTTCAATTCCCTGGACCTCACCACCGTTGAAGGTAAGCTGGCATCCGTCAACGCCTACAATGCCGCCGAGTCCCTCAGCAAGCACGTCGGCGAGGTCTTGGAGGTTATCGGTGCCTTCACCACCCCCGGCATCCGCGCAGCACGCGGCGCAGGCCAGGAGGACACCCCTTGCCAGAACACCTACCTTCTGACCAAGGACGGCAAAAGCTATTTCAGCCAGTCCGACGGTGTTGCACGCTCCATCAACATGATTGCAAGCGTGTTCGGCAGCTTCTATCTTTCCGACGAGGTGCCCTATCTGCCCATTTCCTGCATCGAGGACACTTTGCCCAACGGCAACACGCTCAAGAAGCTGGTAGTGGTCCAGTAGCCTTTATAATCTATAAGGCAGACGTTGCCCGCCTTGGCGTTTGCCCCAAGGCGGGCTTTTTATTTGGCAAAGGAGTTTTTTGAACATGCCCAGGAATTCGAAGGCTAAGCCGACCGGACAGAGCCGCGCAAAGACACAGGCAGACGAAATCTATAATGCAAGGCGCAGAGCGAAGCGCGCCGCGGCCAGGATTGAGCGAGAGGCCGCGAAGGAGCAGCTGACAGGCCGCGCAAAGGCCGCTGCCGAAAGCTACGTGCAATCGTTGCGGGAGCAGATCGCGAAGACCTATGCAAAGGGCAGGGACAGCGCGGAGGCAAAGCGCGCCGCCCGAGTCTTGGACGTGCAGACGATGGGAAAGGGCACGAAGACCGCCGAGCAGAGGCAGAACGTCATCTTTGAGCGCCAGCTGAACCTTGCAGGCGCTGGCATGCCCTCCACGCTGGCGAAGACCCCCGCGACAGGCCAGGCCGCAGTAAAGATCTTCTACAAGGCAACGCAAAATATCTGGCAGGGGCTTGACCCGAAGGACCGCAACAAGGCGATCATGGCGCGCCTGGGCGTGACCACATTGAAGGAAGCATACCTGCACGTATTGCGACATAACCCCGAGGCTTTCAGGGACGCGCTTGGGCTTAACTTCCCAATAATGGATACGGACGAGGAGGAATTCTTCGAAGAGCCAGGCGAGGAAGGGGAGCCGCCCAGCCCGCCTTACATGGCATTGGTCTCCAATATCGTGGAGTAGCAGATGGGCATGCAGCAATACCGCATTGCCGCGGTCTACGACACGGAAACGACCAACGTCGGAACGGGCGAGAATACGCGCGCATTTCCCATCCTTTACATCCTCAACGACATTCGCAAAGTGGATCTGCGTGAATACGTGCCCGACTGCGAAGGGGAGCAGGTGCGCTTCTATAGGCACGGCGCGGAATTCTTGGAAGCGCTCAACGGCCTTATTGAGTGGGGCAGGCGCGCGCATGCCGTTCCCGTGGTGTGCGCCTACAATCTCATGTTCGACCTCCAGCCCGTCTTGTACGACCTGCGCCAATCGTTCGAAATGAGGGCCTGCGCGCAATCATCGACCAACGTCTACTATCTGGATCTGATGCAGGAGGGGGAAGCCGTCCTGCGTTTCTATGACACCTTTTTCCTGGAAATGGGCGGCTTGGCCGCAATGGGCAATACCTGCGGCTTCAAGAAGGCATCCGGTGATTGGAACTACGACCTGGTACGAACACCTGAGACCCCCCTGACCGAGCAGGAGCTTTTCTATGCCAAGCGCGACGTGCAGGTCATACCCGCATATTTCCGCTACTTGCTGGAAGCTAACGAGTGGCTAAAGCCCGAGGAGCTGGGAAATCGCGTGCTTACCAGGACAAGCCTGGTACGACAGCAGGCGCGCCATGAGGTCGGAAGCCTGCGATATATGAACAGGCGCGGGCGCGAAGTCACGCTGGATTTCGCTTTCAACAAGACGTGCTTGCAGGAATTGCCGAAGACCTACGCGCAGCATTGCTTGCAAAAGGCCTGCTTTCGCGGCGGCTTCACGTTCACGAGCGGCAAGCATGCCCATGAGGTGCGCGAGAACGTTGCATCATTGGACGTGACATCAATGCACCATCTTTTTCTCAATGGCACCAAAACCCCGGTGCATTTCAGGCGCATGAACCATGTCTATATCCAAGCGATTGCCGACCGCGTGGTGCGTACAGCCCCGGAGTACGTAATGTCACACTATGACAAGCCTTTCAACGAGGCATTCCACGCGCGCATTGAATTCACCAACATAAGGTTGAAGGAGGGCAGCGCATTTGAGGCCCTGGGGATAGCCCTATGCCCGGAAGGCAAATTCAAAGGCAGGCCCGAGTTGATCTCTTATGGCCAGAAGGACGAAAGGGAGCATGACGCTCAATTGCGAATACGCGCCGAGGGCTGGCACGATAGCGCATTGCGCCCCGTGTTCGCATTCGGCAAGCTGTACAAGGCAGATGCGGCGCTTATCCATGTGACCGAGAAGGAACTGTGGTGCATGGCGCAAGTCTATTCCTGGGACAGCATGCGCGTGGTGTTGGGGGAGGCATCGTTCAAATTCGTGACCCCGCCCGACTACATCAGCCTCATGAGCAACATACTTTTTGAGCGCAAGAGCGCCGCGAAATACTGCCTCAAGCATTACCAGGAAGGCCATGCGAACGATTGGGACATCCCCGACAGCATACCGCCTGCGATCGCAGAGGGAATGAGGGCCGGCACCATGTCGCGTGCGTTCCTGGAAAGCTGGTATAGCTCCACCGTCAAAGGCGCGTTCAATTCCCTTTACGGCATGGAGGCGCAGAACGTCTATAAGCCCGACTTTCTGGTGGACGAGGGCGCAGAACTGGCAATCGACCCCACCACGCGCGCCAACGCCGCTAACTGGCAGGACATGCAGCCGATGAATTGCAAGGTGCTGTATACCTACGGCATGCGAATAGTGGGCGGCTCGCGCATGCACTTGATCCTTGGCATCATGCTTATTCACAAGGCGTTCGGGGACAGGGCGCAGGTGCTGGGAGGGGATACCGACAGCTTGAAGATTGCATGTGACCCAAACATATCGGATGAAATGCTTTTAAATGCGTTGGAACCGCTACATATTGCGGCTAGACACGCAATCGCCACGACCCAGGCAAGAATCAGGCGCTGCTTTCCTAAGAAGGCATCGAAGTTATCCACAATCGGTGAATTCGAGGTGGAAAAGTGCGAAGGGTCCAATCGCTGGCAACTACACATGGAATGCTGGAACAAGGCGCGCGTATCAATGTCTGGCGGTCATAGCCACGTCACATGCGCAGGCCTTTCGCGTCCCGCTGGCATGTACCACGCAGAGCATGCAATCGACGAGCTGTTCGCGCGCGGCCTGGACTTTGGAACGATAGTGCGCAGCGTGGTCGGATACGACAGCTACATTTCGCATGACATATGCCACAGCCTGCAAAGGCATAGGCCGCTTTTCGTGGAGCGCTACAGGGGCGATGTTACGGATTACCTGGGCAATTCCGCATACGTTGACTCAAGGCAATCAATAGCCCTTTATCCTGTTGGCCGCAAGTTGGGCGAAACCGTCAAAAGGAGCAATGCGGAGAATGTCGCTTACCTGCGCAGGCTGGGGCGCGAGGTAAGCACCGCGGACAAGTTCCTACTGTATGATAGACAGGAGAAAAGACCGAAATTGTACATCCAGACCCCGGAGGGAGTGACGGAATTATGAGCAAATGCGTATATCTGGAATACGACCCGCAGACGGGCGAGCATTGGTGCCTAAAGACCAAATGCACGATTTGCGCAATCGAGATCTATTGCAAATCGTGCGAGCATAGGAAGGTGCCCAGGCATGCAAAGAGCGAAAAATAGGCATATTGCCTTTTCCGAGCGAATGTGCATAGTGCAGCCGGATTGCGACTACTTTGCCAATGGCAAGCATCTTCGCATATATGGCAAGTGCATACATTACGACCGCACGACGAGCCCCACCAAATGCAGGAATTGCCCTTGGAGGCAATCCAATGGCTGATTTCAAGAACAATTACAACTGGCCGCATACCCTAAGCTATGATGCAGATGTTACCATCGTTTGCACCGAGCGCGGCCCAGGCAAGACCTACGGCATCCGCTACCTGGCCATAAACGATTGGATTGAGCGCGGCTATAGGTGCGTCGAGGTGTGCAGGACCAAGGACGAGGTGAAGGCCGTATCGGACGGATACCACCGCAAATTGGTGGATCTGGGCGAATTCCCCGAATACGTCTTCAAGAGCGACTCGCGCTATATGTACATTGCACGCAAGCCCAAGGAAGGGGAGCGCCCAGACTGGGAGGTGTACGGCTATTTCGTCGCGCTCACGCTTTTCCAGACGGTGAAGAAGAAGACATATTCGCGCGTGCGCAAGATCATCATGGACGAGGCCGCGATTGATACCGCCGACCGTTACCACGGATACTTGCCGCGCGAATTCTACCTGATGCGCAACGTCATAAACAGCTGTAGCCGCGAACGTGAGCAGGACAAGGAATTGAAGGACGCAATCGAGCCGCGCCTATACCTGCTTATGAATGCGGTAGACCTGCTCAATCCTTATTTCACAGCGTACCGGATAGACAGGGAGCCGAAGGCAGGATACAGCTGGCACGGCAACAAGACGTGCATTTTGCATTACATGCCTGACACGGCGAAGGGCGAGGCCAACCTGACGGGCACCGTCGCGGGACGTATGACCCTGGCCAGCGGCGAGGTAGATACAAGCTATAGCGCCAAGTTCGTCACGCCGGGCGCGGACTACATCGCCAAGAAGCCGCCGCGCGCCAAATTCTCATTTGGCATCGTATACAAAGGGGAGCAGCTGGGCGTATGGCTGGATAGCACCGAGGGCTATTACTATGTAAACCACCAGGTGCCCAACAACACGCAAGCGCCTATCTATGCGCTTACCGCCGACGATGGGCGCATCAATTACGTGATAGCCAAAAGGAGCCAGAAGGCCTTGAAGACGTTCACGGAACTTTACTATATGGGAATTGTTAGATACGACACCCACGCGACCCGCGGCGCGTTCATGCGCGCAATGTCCATGTTCGGCATTACTTAAGTAGCTACTTAAGTAGTAGAATTAATCCGCGCAAGGCCCCGCGACTGCTGCGAGTAGAATGGTCGGGCCAATATCCGGGCGTGAAGAGCGCCGGCCCCGTTCGCCGCTGGGAAGCGTGTTTCAGCAGCTGTTTCGGATTCAGCTTTGCGTGCTACAATGAGCCTGCACCGGCATGAAGCGCCGTGTGCGGGCTTTTTTCATTTTTTCACAGGCTTAAGCGAAGGAGGTAGAAAGATGGAGAATACCGAAGAGCGCGACGACCTTACCCCCGACGAGCAGGAAGAGGCCGAGCGCGACGATATGACGGGCGAAGAGGCACACCGTGAAGGCGAGTTCGAATACACTAGCCGCATGCTGGAGGAACTGCATGAGCAGCTTCTGGGCTTGCGCGAGTTGATGGGCGAGCTCAAGGGCGCAATGGACCTTTTCGCGACAATGGGCGCGACCGTCCGCGAGGAAGAGCCGGAAGACGATTTCGAAGAGCCTAACCCGCTGGAAGACCCATTGGAAGAATTGGATCTTGATTTCGATTAGAAAGGAAGGCATTGAAAATGGCTACTAACAATGCAACCATTCTTGACCGCATTTGGCTCAGGAATGGCACCCAGTACCAGCAGGCCGTGCCCAAGGCAACCCAGGCTGGCGTTTCCCAGGTAATGAAAGCAATCTTTGCGCCGCAGAACGACATGATCTTCAATCAGTTCGCGGCTGGTTTCATCAACCTGGTGGGACAGCAGCGCGTGAAACAGCAGGCATGGACCAATCCGCTGGCAAAGTTCAAGGGTCCCAGGCTGGCCTTTGGTTCCTCCGTGCAAGAAGGCGCCGTCGCGTGGATCAAGGCGCATTCCTACAATGCAGCCGCAGAGGACCTTTTGAAGCTGGAAGAGCCGAAAGCGGCGGTCTGGTATCACTCCCTGAACCGTGAGGACAAGTACCCGATTTCCGTCAACCGCCCCGCACTGATGCAGGCATTCCGTGACGAATACGGCCTGAACAAGCTGATCAACCAGATTATCCAGGTGCCTATCAATTCGGACAACTTCGATGAGTACAACCTGATGATGCAGCTTTTCGCAGAGTACGAGCATCGTTGGGGTTTCTTCAAGCATCAGGTAAGCGCCCTTCCTTCCGCATCCGAGGCCGCAGCCAAGGAGACTTTGAAGGTCATGCGCACTTACTCCGACGTTTTGAAATTCCCTTCCGTCCAGTACAACGCAACCGCGTTTGACATCCCGATCCCGGTGTTCGTGAATGAGGGCGAAAGCCTTATCTGCATCGTTTCCGCAGCCGAAAAAGCCTCCATCGATGTCGATGCGCTCGCACAGCTTTTCCACTTGGAGAAGGCCGAAACCCCGAACATCGAGTTTGTCGTGGTCCCCGAGATCCCCATACCGGGCGTGTTCGCTATCCTGACCACCCCGGATTTCTTCGTGGTCGATGATGTCGTATATCAGACTACTAACTTCTTCGATCCGAACACTTTATGTGATAAGTACATTCTTCACCATTGGGAAATCGTTTCTTGCTCCCCCTGGGTCCCCGCAATCGCGCTTACCACCGAGGCAAGCACCACCATTCCCGTTGTGACCCAGACCATCACGGACATCGAGCTGACCGCCGCGGAAACCACCCTGCATCCTGGCGAGTCCGTCCAGCTGGTAAGCACCATCAGCGGTTCCCTGACCGGTGGCCCCACCGACAAGGTGAAGGTTGCGCCCGACTCCGTTACTTACGAATTGGCTGCAAATGACGTTGACGGCACCGCGTTTGATCTGAACGCACGTACCTACGTTGACCGCCTGGGCGTTCTGCATATCCAGAAGAGCGGCTGGAAGTTCACCGAATCTGTGACCGAGTACACTATCGCGGTTACTGCGACCAGCACCTATATCAACCCGTCCGGCGCTACCACCGAGTACACCGACGTTCTGGAAATCACCGTCGTTCCCGAGGCCTAGCGCCCTGGCAGCGGTTTTTCCTTACTGGCAAGGGCAGGACATGCGTCCTGCCCTTTGTTTATGAAAGGAGGCATAATGCCACTTTTCCCGCATATCAACGACACGGCATTCCCAGGCGTGGCTAACATCGACGTGTACAAATACCGCAACGAGCTCGATTACACCCGCTGGCATGCCGATACGGTCATAAAGGTGATGCAGACAAGGCTTGATGCAGACTACGAGAACGTGGGCGGCTGGGAGTCGGTAGCGGATCGTGACGCATATTTCGATGGCCTTGCAGGCGAGAGCGTGACGCTTACGAGCGCATTGCACCTTCTGCCCGATGGGACCATCAAGCTGCCTTTGCCGCCTTCCGTAATGGCTACGTACAATTATCTTATGGTCACTTTGCCAATTGCCACATCCGCGGCAATGCCCGTCGCGTATGAGAATGCAGCAAGCCGCGTCGGCCGCTTCTTCTTCTTCGTCACCGACATCGTGCAGCGTGCGGAGAACGCCACGCAATGCATATTGCAATTGGACGAATGGACCACCTACGCGCCGCGCGCGGAATTCCCGTTCATCATGCTAGAGCGAGGGCATGCCCCCCTGGCCGCGACCGATGCGGACACCTTCCTGCAAAGCCCTATAACGAACAATGCCGGGCTTCTTGCGCCTGACGTTAATTTCGGATCCATCAGCGTTGCGCGCGCGTCTTCTGACGTGATTCTGAACGCAGGCGAAAGCTGGGCATGCTTTGCGACCGCAGCAAACCCCCGCGGCAACTGGGGCAGCTATGCCGATAACACGTTGAACACCCCAGCAATCACGGGCTTGGAGACGCAACAGGGCTTGCCGTCCGTTAGTGTGTTCGCAATCGAACCTACGGCCCTGGGCGCGTTCCTTGAGGCCGTGGAAGAGGCAGCGCCGCAATTCAAGCGCGCCGTGCTGGCAATCTTCCTTATGCCTAAGGTGCTTGCTACGGTCGAAAGCACATTCCAGTTCTGCGGGCATGAGTGCAGGCAGCTTGCAGCCGTGCAAACGAGCCTGGACCTTATCGAACTGACCAAGGACAGCTTTGGATATGCGCCGGAGTATGCCGACCTCGCGAAGCTGTACACGGCACCATATGCCCATATTGAGATTACGGACGGCAACAGCACGACAACCATCAATATTGAGGACACTACGGGCACGCTAAGCCTTGAGGCTTCCGCACAGATTGCATGGCCGTTCCTGGGAATCGACGCATACATTTCAGGAGTGGGCGGCACCGCATCCAGGAACGTCACATTCAGGAACCTGACGGACCGCACCGTCTCGCTGGGCGGCACCTGGTACGAAACATTGCGGCGTTGGGAAGTCCCGACCTTCGCAATCGTGCAAAGCGCTGGGGATGCAAGCCAATACGGCACCTTCTACGACCGCGCACAATCAAAGCTGGCAGCAGATACGGCCTACGGCAACGTGACCAACAGCACAGGTGCGCAGACCGCAAACACGGCGCTATCCGTAGCAGCAGCGTCAGCCATTGCGGGTATCGGCAATGAAGCGGGCACCAGGATCACAAACGCAGGCAATTCGCTTTCACAGGCATTGCAGGCTTGGGACGCAGGAATGACCTTCGGCAGCACCGAGATCACAAACGAGGCGCTAGCTATGACCACCGCCGCGAATGCCGTGGGAAATGCTGCAGGCAGCATCGCAAGCGGCGCTATGTCAGGCGGGCTTGTAGGTGCCGCAGGAGGGCTTCTATCAAGTGCGATTTCCGGCGTAACCGCAGGAGTGACCACCGGCATCTCCATCAGCAAGAGCAGCGCACTTGCGCAGTTGACGGTCGACAACAGCCAGGCCAAGGTCGGCGAGACAACAAACAACAATTCGAACGTGCAGGGCATCCAGAACGGTGCGCAAATAGACATAACCGACAAGAACAACACGCTTGCGACCAACACGACCGCCAACAGCGTGAGGGCGGCCAACACCAATGCATCGAACAATAAGACCGTCGCGCTTACTGCGATAGACAACCGCATGCGGCAAGCCGCGCTCGACGTGCCCGCGCTATCCGGAAATTGGGCAGGAGGCGCAACCGCAGCCACTAGGCCGCTGGGCGTGTTCTGCAACATAGTCACGCAGCCCGATTATGCGATCAAGGCCGCAGGGGATATGTTCCTACGATACGGCTACGCGCTGAATCAGGCGGTGGCTCCGACCACGTTAAACGTAATGAGGCATTTCAGCTATTGGAAGGCAAGCGACGTTTGGATCGCGGGCGAAGGCATCACGGCCAACGCCAGGGCCACGCTTCGCGCTATACTTAACGCAGGCACCACCGTATGGCGCAACATTGACGAAATCGGAGAGGTGGGAATCTATGGAAACTAACGAGCCGCGCAGATTGTCGGAATTGCTGGAAATGAGCAGCTACCAGGGCATGACTGACGAAGAGGTGGAAATGGTAATTGCTTGGCGCGAGGAACGCGCTATAACCAAAGCTGAGACCTTGGCTAAGTTGAAGGCAACAGCGGAGGCAGGCGCAACCATGGCAGAGCAAGCAAGGCTGCAACGAGAGCATGCGCAATCCGTGCTTGATGCATTGGTGGCCAATCCTCCGAAATTATTTGCATTGGAGGATAACCGAAAATGACACGTACCAAGAAGGGATGCATGCAGTACCAGCATGTGCCGGGCGCATATTGGCAAAGCGCCGCATACAATGAGCAGCTTTTCTATGCATTGCGCGACCAGGTGCTGACCCTGGCAATGTCGCGCTTTCGCTGGGTCAACCTGCCCAAGACCTGCGACGCGCGCTATCTGGAATGGACCTTGCTGACGCAGACCCAGGCGACAATCGCGTTCCCGAGGAAACAGCCCGGCGTTTTCTACTCGACGCAGGTCGCCTATCAGACCCCGCCGAATATCTACGACAACCCCGTCCGCTGGGAGTCCATCGGCACCAACGGCTGGCGTTTCAGGGCGAACCCGCGCCAGGGCGTTATCGTCTGGGACAATCCGACCCGTTACCCGCTTATCAATAAGCTTAATTTCTACGTGCATGAGTTGGTGGACATCTTGGGGGCGAAGAAAACCAACCGCGTGCATGCCAAGACCCCATTCATCCTGAAAGGCCCGCAGGAAAAGGAACTGGACATGATCAACCTTTTCAAGCAGATTGCGGGAAACGAGCCTGCGGTCATTGCCACCAACGGCTTGGAGGCCATCGACATCGACGCGCTGCAAACGGGCGTGCCGTATCTGGCCAACGAATTCAACAGCGATTGGATGAACACTTGGAACATGATCTATACCGTGCTGGGAATCTCAAACCTGCCATTCAAGACCGAACGACAGATTGAGGACGAGGTTAAAAGCATGGTCGAGCCTTGCGGCCTTTATGCGCAGGCCGCGCTTGATTGCAGACGCACGGCCGCAAACGAGTTGAACCGCAAATTTGCCAAGTACCTTGAAGCGCCCATCGAGGTCGTTTGGAACCGCGACGTAGAAAGCATCAATTGGAACACGGCGCACGACTTGGAGCAGCTTGCCGACCTGAGACTGATTGGAGGTGGCGCGGATGATGGAGACATGGCCCCCCTTGAATAGCGCGACTGGATACCCGACCGACCGCCACGCGGTAATGACCATCACATTGGGTGAATTGATGGAATGCGGCGTGGTCGACTTTTCCGCGCCTGAATGGGACTTCGACAAGTACGACCAGGAACAGCATGAAAGGCTTGTCGCGAAGATTACCGACCGCTTCTATTTCCGCGAGATAGGAATCTTGCCGGTTGGTCGCTGGAAGCGCGAATTCCTGCGCAATCTGAATGAGATCATGCCCAAGTACAAGCCTTTGTACAAGGCGCTAGCAGACGGTGCCAACATCCTGACCGACGAGGACGAGTGGAGCAAGAGCCGCGACATCTACAGCGAGTTCCCTGCCACCATGCTAGGCGATAATCAGGATTACGCGTCGAACGGGCGCGACAGGCAGAGCGAAAGGCAGAGGATAGGAAGCTTCGCGGAAGCCGCCGAGCGCATTGCAAGCCGCTATAATGATGTGGACGTGTTAATTCTCAATGAGATTGATAGCATGTTTTCCAGCTTGCTTACAGTCTCCATGAACGGCTATTAAAGGAGGTAGGAAAAATGCCAATCATCACGCCTTTGCCGCTTTACGGAGCGTTCACGGCCTTCACGCCGACAATCCCAAAATTCTATTGGGACGTGTACAGCCAGGAAGAGCGCATCAAATGCATTTGCGGCGAAATCACCAAGATCATCGCGTATATGGAAGCCAACACAAGGCAGACCAACGAAAACACGCGGGAAATCGAGGAATTGAAAGCGCTTTTCAAGAAATTCCAGGAAAGCGGCTTTGAAGACTATTACAAGCAGCAGATTGAAGCCTGGATTAATTCGCATCTGGACTTCATCTATGAAAATACGATGAAGCAGGTATATTTCGGTCTGACCGAGGACGGCTATTTCTGCGCATATATCCCCGATGGTTGGAAGGATGTGCGATTCGACACGGGAATGGTCTACGGCCGTAGCGACTACGGGCGTTTGATTCTTCGCTATGACGTCGATGGCCAAGGGGTAATTGATAACACCTATGAGTACACCCTCAACAATCCCGACAAGGCAAAGATCATGGCAGACCTTGAAACCGTGGCAAATTTGAAGCGCGTACCGCTTACCAATGCAGATCCGGAGCGTTTCGAGGTTGAAGACGGCAGCTATATTCAAAACGGATATATCGTAACGGTTGACTGCCAGGTTATGACCAAGGCCGCAGTTTCGCAGACCGACCCCATCATCGACAACTTGCCTATGGGTGATACCATGTATTCCTCATTTAGTTGCATTGACGGTGAGGGAAAGCAACGCAGCATCTATGTTGATGAAAACTATCTTAAAATTGGTGATGAGGATGTTGAAGCAAATACCACTTTGTTTATCAACGGCACCTATTTCACAGGATACCCGAATATCTAAGGAGGTCAGACAATGGCAGTAACGCAATATATCGGTGCCCGCTATGTTCCCCAAATTGATGGGGAATGGGCGCGTTCCAAAACCTATGAGCCGCTTACCGTGGTTCTTTATCAGGGCAACAGCTACACCAGCAGGCAGGCCGTGCCGCGCGGAATTGACATCCAGGACTCCCGCTTCTGGGCATTGACCGGCAACTACAACACACAGATTGAGCAGTATCGCAGGGAGGTTGCACAATTCGATGGTAGGATTGATGGCCTCGAAACCGAGATTGACCCTGACACCACAAACGTTTTCGGTGATGCCGCATATCATGACACTAGCGACAATGCTTCTAGCGGTAGCGATGCTGTTCTTACTTCTGGTGGTGCTTATAACATCATGAAGAACAATTCCGCTAATTTCTTCGGTGATTCTGCATACAAGGATTATGACGAGAGTCCTACTGCTGACAGTGATAACCTCATTACCTCTGGTGCTGTTTACGATACCATCCAAGATACGCTTGTTGTTATCGGAGATAGCTATACTGCGCAATATCCTGCCTGGATTGAACGGCTTGCGAAGAATATCGGTTGCACTACTGTAATTAACAAGGGTGTAGGCGGTGCTGGCTTCCTTGCACCGGGCGATACCCCCGGAAACACATTTATCCAGCAAGTAGATAAGGCATTTGCAGACAGCACACCTGATAAAGTTAAATCCGTTGTAGTGTTGGGCGGCTTTAACGATGTTGCGTTTGGTAGTAGAACTGCAAACGATATTGCTGCTGCTGTAATTGCATGTTACAACCGAATCCTAGAGAAGTTTCCTAAGTCTAAGGTATATTTCTTCCCATTCCAAATGGTAAAAAGCTATATGACGAAGGATCGAAGCGTTGCCATCAGGGAAGTAAAGCGAGGAATGTCCTACACAGGGATCCCCTATGATTCCAACTTCACGATTGAATGCCTTATGAATACTACGATTGGAAATGACGGCATCCACCCGACCAGTGCAGGCTATATGTCCTTATGCTCTTACGTATCGAGTGTTCTTTCTGGAAGCGGGATTTCAAGACGTTCATACACAGAAGCTATCACACCTTCAAGCTATGTTGATGCCGTGGAGAATTTTATTAGCTATGCAATCGGTGGTCATTACCATATGAGCGGGCAGTTTTACATAAAGGAAGAAATCGGTACTGAGGTGCAGACAATTGCAACTTTTGATTTCTGCAACGAAACTGATGTGGTAATCACGGCACGCGCCGTTGACATGTTCCACCCCGTAACACGTGGCTGGCTTGTTTACGTTCTTCCTGGTGAAAACACTTTGAAATGCCAACTTAAAGAAGGTGAAGCATTTAGCGGATCTGCTACTGTGGATATTTGCTATGACTATGACTTTGAGTGTCTTGGACAGTAATACGCTGACTGCATCCAGATTGGAAGCCGCACTCCAACCCTACCCTCACATAGGCCCTGCCCGACTTGCTCCGGGTGGGGCCTTTTCTTTGTGAGTGGGTCATGGTTGGGACTGTACCAGGCTTGGGACTGTACCGAAATCGGGACACCAGCAGAAGGGGGGAAGGATGGTCTGGTCTGGTCTAGCCAC